GTACAGGCGCGGCTGCAAACCTTTCCGTATTCGCTACATCGTAATCTTTTGGGTGGGGGTTTAGTCGCTTCCACCCCTTTAGGAGGAGTTCGACATGGCTGATGCTGTAACTGCCACCACGGTAGAGGATGGGCCTAAGAAAGCCATTATATACTGTACAAATACAAGCGATGGATCGGGTGAGGCCGCTGTTGTTAAGGTGGATGTTTCTGCCCTGTCCTCGTTACAGGATGGAACAGCTTGCACGGGTGTCCGTATCCAGAAAATCACGTTCAGCAACGTTGGCATGAGTGTCAAACTTCTCTGGGATGCATCTACCGATGTTATAGCCGTGGAGCTACCGGCAGATTATTCGGACACTTTGGATTATTCGGACATGAGCGGTCTCCCTAATGTGGCGGCTTCCGGCGGCAACACTGGGGATATTCAGCTTACTACACTTGGTCATAGTAGCGGTGACACGTACTCAGTGGTTTTGCACTGTTTAAAACAGTACTAGGTGAACTGAATGGCAACGTCTGGATCGGTTGATTTTAACCTCGACATGGCTGAGATTACGGAAGAGGCCTTTGAGAGGTGCGGTAGCGAGTTCAGGACGGGATACGATGCCCGGACGGCTCGTCGCTCCTTGAATCTGCTTTTTGCGGAATGGGCTAATCGCGGTCTTAATTTGTGGACGGTTGAGCAAGTTACGCAAACACTTGTACAGTATTCCACATCGTCTTCGGTGGCTACATATCCTATTGGTACGATAACAGCTACGGTGGGCTCTTCAACTAATCTTGTGGTGGGTAGAACTATAACCGGATCAGCCAGCGGCACCACGGCTGAAGTTTTATCCAAGCCCACCTCAACGACTATAACAATAACCGTTCCTTCCGGACCTTTTACTGCTGGGGAGACTATAACAAGCAATGCCAGCGACGAGTCCGGGGTTTCGACCACCATAACGTCCGACCCTAGTCTTTCTGACGCACAAGCTGCGGTAGATGTTCTGGAAGCGGTTGTGCGGAGAAGTGGTTCCGACATAGGTATATCTAGAATTAGTCGTGGGGATTATCTGGACACGCCCGACAAGACAACGCAGGGGCGTCCATCACAGTTCTATGTGGACCGTTTAGTAACCCCGACAATAACGCTATGGCCTTCTCCGGAGAACTCCACAGACCAGCTTATCTACTACAGGGTTCGTCGTATTGAAGACGCTGATGCGGGCGTAAACACCGCAGACATACCTTTTAGGTTTCTGCCGTGCCTTACGGCAGGGTTGTCATACTACCTTTCGATGAAGAAGGCTCCTCAACTGGTCCCAACATTGAAAGCTATATATGAGGAAGAGTTTCAAAGGGCCGCTAGTGAAGATTCCGAAAGAACGGCACTTCGATTGGTTCCCAGTTTCTCCTCTTTGAGTTTGTCCTGATGCCTAGATATGCTTCGGGCAAACACTCATTAGGTTTGTCAGACCGATCTGGCAGGGCTTATCCGCTACGTGTGATGCTTAAAGAATGGAACGGGAGCTTGGTGGGGCCTGATGAATATGAGTCTAAGCAACCACAAATAGAACCTAAGCGAGTTATTGCCGACCCTCAGTCTTTGCGAGATGCACGTCCAGACAGGATAGAACCAGAGGTCGCCGCCTTATTGACCTTGAACCCTTTTCAGTCTTCGACAAGCGGTTCGGCTGTTATCACGGTCACCGAGCCTGGCCACGGGTACTCAACAGGGGACACCGTTCGTTTCAGGACTGTTGAGGCTTTTGACGGGTTTACGGAAGCCGTGTTGGAATCCTCTAGTGGTTACTCCGTAACTGTTCCCACGGATAGCCAGGGTGACCCCGAAACAGATATTTATACGTTCTCGGCATCTAGTGGGACGGCAACGGTTGGCAACATATCAGGTGGCGGTGGAACGGCCTCGGCTGGACCTGTAACTTTACCCGCATTACCTATCGTTGATTTAGGTAATGGGTTTGTGACGTAATAGGGATGAACAATGGCTTATACATATACAACCCTTAAAACCGCGATACAGGATTACGTGCAGAGCACGGAAACGACCTTTGTTAACCAGCTTCCTCGTTTTATTCTGAACGCCGAAGAGCGCATTCTGAAGGAGTGCCAGCTAGATGTGTTTAGGAAATCCTCGCAAGGCACTGCTTCTTCCGGAAACCAGTATCTTTCCAAGCCTAGCGATTTCCTTTCACAGAACTCACTGAGTGTAATAAAGGATTCCGCCAAGGAGTTTCTATTATACAAGCAGGCCACGGCCTTGCAGGATTACACACCCAACCCTGCAACAACCGGAACCCCTTTGTATTACGCCGATTGGGATGAGGCCACTTTCTTGCTGGCCCCAACCCCTGACACAGCTTTCACAATGGAACTTCATTATTTCTACAGGCCTCAATCAATTACATTGTCTGCGAGTGGTACGAGTTGGTTGGGAGATAACGCGGAACTGGCCTTGTTGTATGGTGCTCTTGTTGAGGCTTATACGTTCTTAAAAGGCGAGCCAGACCTTCTAGGGTTATATAACCAGCGTTTCCAAGAATCTTTGCAGTGGTTAAAAAATCTTGGTGAAGGGCTACAGACTCGTGACGAGTACAGATATGACCGCGTCCGAAGGGCTGTGGCTTAAACATGGACGGGTTTTCTACAGCGGCTGTTGGTAACGCTCTAGTGTTTACATCTGATAATGGGGGTCATACTCCAGAACAGATGGCGGAGATGGCTTTAAACAAGATAATGATTGTTTCAAGCAGCGCCCCACCCGCGATACGCGATCAGGCTATTGAGTATAGAGAAAAATTAAAAGAAGTGTTAGTGTTCTACATGAACAAGATGGCCGAGAACGAGAGAACCACGATATTGGCCTTGTTGAACCAGCAGGGCCACGGTGACACGGCTGAGATTATAAGGAGACTGTAATGGCTATTGGAACTTCGGCAATTTGTGGGACCTACAAGCGAGAGATAAATGCTGGCATCCATTTCTGGACAACGCATTCGCGTGGTGACGGGTCTTCCATCGCGGCGGATACGTTTAAGCTGGCTATGTTTACGAATAGCGCCTCGATAGATGCGGACACAACAGGTTACACCACTGGAAACGAAGTCAGTGGTACTAACTATACGGCGGGCGGCGCTGCGATTGCGAGCGCGACAATTGGACTTGGGGATAATAGCAGTTCCGTTCCAACAGCGTTTATTGACATGGCGGATGTGACGTTTTCTTCGGCGACTATAACAAATGCTAGAGGGGCCTTGATTTACAACGCCACGCTGGCAGCAGCAGGAACTGCGGGTGATACGACACACGCGGCTAAACCGGCGGTCTGTGTTATTAACTTTGGGGGCGACAGTTCATCAAGCGCCGGTAATTTTACGGTTACGATGCCTGCAAATGATGCGAATAATGCCTTAATCCGGATTGCGTAATGGCTTTAATCACCGGCTGGGACAGAGGGACTTGGAACTCAGGAGCGTGGAACACCCCGCTTACTGTTGAGGTCACTGGAGTTTCAGCCGCTGCCGCTATAGGAAGCGTCCGGGTTGATTTAGGTATTCTAGCGGCAGGGGTTTCAGCCGCCACCGCTGCGGGAAGTGTAAGAGTTGACTTAGGTATTCTAGCGGCAGGGGTTTCAGCCGCCACTGCTGCGGGAAGCGTAACAGTATCAGGGCTGGCAAATGTAACGCTTACGGGGGTTTCAGCCGCCACCGCAGCGGGTAGTGTTAGGATTGATGTAGAGCCTTCCGTTACAGGGGTTCAGGCTGCTGCGGAAATAGGACAAGTTTTGGTTTGGAATGAAATTGTTCCGGGTCAGGCTGCGGGTTGGAACCCAATAACGCAGACACAAGACCCTGTTTGGACGAAAATAGCGGCATAGGAACGATACAATGGCATCGACATTTACAACAGGTTTTGGCATAGAGAAGATCGGTTCTGGTGAACAGTCCGGTGCCTGGGGCACTACGACGAACCACAACCTCGATATTATGGATCGTATAGCCTCGTATAAAGCAGTGGCTCTTTCTGGGAGCACTCACACCCTCACAGTTAGAGAGGCCTCTCCAGGTTCCGGAACGGAGAACCTTCAGGACGGTATGTACCGGGTGATTAAGTTCACAGGTGCCTTGGGAGCTAACAATACGGTTACGATAGCCCCGAATACTGCCCCGGCCTACTTTATCTTTGAGAACGCCACTACCGATTCCGGTTCTAGTGGTCCTTACTCGGTTATCTTAACTCAGGGTTCTGGGGCAAATATAACAATTCAGAACGGCAAAAATGCCATCGTTTATTGTGATGGCGCTGGTTCTGGCGCAGCGGTAGTAAATGCCCTGTCAGATCTTCAGATTGCAACGCTGGAAGTAACAGGGGTAGCTGCTTTAGATGGCGCAGTGACTATAGGCGGCGCTTCTCAGTTCAACTCAACTGTAACCGTAGGCGTCAATGATACAGGCTACGACGTAAAATTCTTTGGAGATACCGCCAGCGCGTACATGCTTTGGGATACGTCTGCCGATGATTTGATTTTGGGCGGTGCTGCGCGGCTAGGGGTTGGCACCGCTCCTGCGGCAGATATGGTCCTCGACGTAAACGGGCAAATAAAATCAGGGAGCACTGGAGCGTCTTTAGACACGACTCCGGGCGGTTTTGGAACATTCATTCAAACGGCCTCATCCGGTCAGTGCGCGGTCATGGCGTACTCGTCTGGTGGTGCCGCAACTCTAACCCTCCACTCCAACACCGGAGGAGCGGCGGTTGTAGAAAATATTCGGATGACGCCTTCTGCGGTCACTGTGAATGAAGACAGCGCGGACATGGATTTCCGGGTTGAATCCAACGGTAACGCGAACATGCTTTTTGTCGATGGCGGGAATAATCGGGTCGGTATAGGGACGGGGGTTCCTGCAACACACTTAGAAATTGCAGCACCCGCCGCGACAGCTACTGTTTTTAGGTTAGCTTCTAATAAGACAGGAAGCGGCGCTGGGGACAGATGTAGGTGGGACAACTACTCGGCTAATAATAGTGGTGTAGCCTACCAACTCGGATTTATTGACTTTGATAGGGCTGATGCAACTGCGACAGCCTCTTACATGGCTATTCAAACACGGGTTGCTGGCACTGTTGCAGAACGTATGCGCATTAGCGACGCTGGCAACGTCGGTATTGGTAGGACAGTTCCTAAGTATCTATTAGATGTTGGCCCAGATGGAGCTACTTCGCTTGCTGGTGCTGGTATAACGCTATTTGCTGGTAGCTCACTTACATCAAGTATTGGTGGCGTTTTAAATTTCAGACCTGCCCTTGGATTAACTGCTAGTGATATTTTTAACTTGTCAATTTGTGCATATGACCATGGTGGGGACGGCAACGCTGATGGCTTAAGCATCAACGGCTCTGATGGGGTTTCGTTTTGCACTGGGGCTAATTCTCGGCAAGAACGTATGCGCATCGACGCCAGCGGCAACGTGCTAGCGGGGGGTACGACAGTAAGAGGCAGCGCAAGACTAAGTCTTGATTGTACTGGAAACGGGCTTGAAGTTTATGTTGTTGGAAATACGAACGCAGTAGATTTTGCTGTGTTTAGAGCAAACAGTGGGGGTTTATGTGGCAACATTGCTAGGGTCGCTCAAACAGGAGCCGTTGCTTATAATACGACATCCGATTACCGCCTAAAGAACACCATCGCCCCCATGACAGGAGCGTTGGCAAAAGTAGCCAAACTCAAACCCGTCACTTACAAGTGGAAAGAAGGTGGCGTAGATGGGCAAGGGTTCATCGCACACGAACTTCAAGAAGTAGTACCTGATGCGGTGTCCGGCGAGAAAGACGCCGTGGATGCTGAAGGCAAGCCGAAGTACCAAGGAGTAGATACATCGTTTGTTGTGGCTACCCTCACAGCAGCCATCCAAGAACAACAAGCCCTAATAGAATCTCTCACCAACAGAATAACGGCACTAGAAGGATAATTAAAATGGCTGCAACATGGTCAATAGTTCAACTCGATTACACTGTCTCTTTGGACAGCAAAACTAACGTCGTCACCAATATCCATTGGGACTGCACTGACAAAGATGCTGACGACAATCATGGCCGCACGTATGGATCTCAAGGCATTCCGACCGACGATCTATCAAGCTTCGTTGCCTACGACGACATCACTGAGGCCAATGCGATTGCGTGGCTGAAGGCTGCTCTTGGGGACGATGGCGTTAGTGATCAGGAAGATTCCGTAGCCGCTCAGATTGCAGTTCTCCAGACCCCGGTTAGCGGCTCTGGGTCACCTTGGGCAGCTTAATTTAAAGGATAATTAAAATGCCTAACACTTACGAAATGAAGATAACAAACCTCGAACGAACAGTAGAGGTCGGCGATCTCGATGATGTTATCTTCAGTATCCATTTTAGCTACAACGCTACAGATGGCGGAGACAAGCCGACCACGGGTGCCTTACAAGACTTTGTTAATTTACCTACAGCCGCAGCCGATGGCTTTGTAGCTTTTAAAGATGTGACCAAAGAAAAGTGCGTTGCGTGGGTGCTTGAGGGATTGGCAGCGCAAGACCCGGAAATCACTGAAGCCGATTTAAAGGCAAAGGTAGACGCGCAAATTACTAGAAAGAAGGCCCCTGTCGAAGTGACGGGCGTCCCAACGAGTTGGAGTTAGAATAATGGCAGACGAAGAAAAGAATGTCGTATCTATCAATGGCGAAGAATACAGCCGTGAAGATTTTAGCGACCAGCAGAACTATATCGTTGAGCAATGCCGTGATTTACAGACTAAGCGGCAACAAGCGCAGTTCCAGGTTGACCAATTGACGGGTGCATTGGACTTCTTCACTAAAGCCTTAATTGAGAGTGTGTCGGATGACAGTAAAGAAGAAGCCAATGCCTTTGTCGGCTAAGGACGTCGGTGCTCGACTGGACACTCACGAGGCGGTCTGTGCGGAGCGATGGAAGGAGACCATTGAGCGCATTAAGCGGCTAGAGATGATTCTTATTGGCTCGGCGGGTGCTGGGTTACTTCTGATGGCTGGGATGTTGTGGAAGCTTTAGATGCCTTTGACAAAAGTACAATTTAAGCCTGGGGTTAACAGGGAAAGTACGTCTTTTGCTGACGCCCAAGGTTGGTTTGACTCTAACCTAATCAGGTTCCGGAAAGGCCGCCCTGAAAAGATTGGCGGGTGGGAGAGGATCAGCGGAGCGTCTATTCTAGGCACCGTTAGGTCTCTTAAATGCTGGATCACCTTGAACGCCCTCAAGCTGATGGGGACCGGAACCACTTCCAAGTTCTACATTGAGAATGGCGATTCCTTTTATGATATTACGCCTATTCGTAGCACCGCTACGCTAGGTACAAACCCTTTCCTTACAGGAAGCGCCGGGTCAGGAATTATAACGGTAACTGCGGCGAGCCACGGTGCGGCGGTTGGTGATTTTGTAACCTTCAGCGGAGCTACCGCTATGGACGGTCTTACAACTGCCGACCTGGACAGAGAGCAAACCATTGCCTCTATACTTTCTGCCAATAGCTACACCGTTGACACGGGAGGCACGGCCTCTTCCGGGTCAACAGCGGGTGGGGGTAGCGCCGTAATAGCCAACTACCAGATTCATGTTGGGGCGGAGGCTGTGCTCTCACAAGCCGGATTTGGTGCGGGGTTTTTTGGTGGACAGACCCTAACCTATTCCCAGACGACCTTGGACGGTGGCATCAATGCAAGCGTCACATCCATAGACCTCACGTCTGCGGCTCTTTTTGAAACAGCATCAACCACGACTTCAGCCGCCGTTGCCGTTGTAGATCAGATTATACGTCTTTCAGACTCTTCCGGTTTCCCACCCAGGGGCACCATACTTATAGGCAGTGAGTATATCCGGTACGGCACGAATGCCGGAAACATTCTTGGCGAGGTTACAAGAGCCGATGACGGCACCACGGCGGCTATCCATGCCAGCGGTGCCACAGTAACCTTTGTGGGTCTTATCCTGATTAATGACGAGCTTATAAAATACACAGGTAAATCCAGCAATGACCTGGATGCTGGGATTGTTCGAGGTGTCCGAGGCACCACCGCAGCGGCACATGCCGATGATGATGTAGTCAAGGAAGCCAATGGATTCTACGGTTTTGGTATCGCGGTTGCCCCTTTTACCTCCGGCGAGACTCGACTCTGGTCTCAGGACAACTT